TTATATGAATTTACATTGACAGTAGACAGTAATACCCCTAATACATTTATTCAATTATGGATACGAAATGTTAATACTAATAAAGCATATAATGCAGGTGCTAACTGGTATGTATTAGGTATATATGATATTATAAATATTACTGAAAATAATAAATCATATATAGAATTATTTGAAAATATAAATGTTATGAATCGCAGTATAAGTAGTAATGCTTGGAAAACTGCAGATGAAATAAGTACTGAAGTTATTCCAGATAAACAATTTAAAAATATAAATATTATTAAAACTAATACTGGTTATAATGTACATTTACCAAGTGCCGGCCGTCCAATACCTACTGGATGTACATCATATTATACTAATGCAGCAATATCTGAATTTGCTGTTATGGATGTATATAAAAATTATGTTGAAATAAAAGGTATAGTAGCTGAAAGAGGTCAAAATAATATCTATATTAATAAATATTTACCATTGTCACAATATAGAATAAATATACCGGCTGGATAATTATGGAATTACAGTATTTCGAAAAGTTTGAATATACCTATAAGATATACAACGGATTTACTATTTCAAAAATTATTGATGAACTTAATAAAATGGGTAGTGACGGTTGGGAACTTATTGACGGTATAAAAGATGAAATTGGAAGAAACAGGTATATATTCAAACGTAAAATAGTTTGTACGGTTTTACCAGATGCTTCAGAACACACAAAAAAAGATGAGTAATATATTTTATTATATTACTCATTTTTGTTTATTATATGCTATTTATTAAGAATTTTATTTTTAATTTTTTTAATAACACTTAATGTTTCTTTTTTCTTATTATTTGTTTTTTCATCAAATTTCTTAAGTGCTTCCCTATCCTTTTTAAGCATATCATTCCATAATTCTTTGTCCCAATATTTCTTAAATGTATTATTTATATATTCATATCTTTCAGGATCAACTTTTAATCTTTTTTGATGATTAATTTCAGAAAAAGATTTATCATATATCTTTAATTTATTATATTGTTCTTCTGAAACAAAGAAAGGTAAACTAGAATAAAATTCATCAATATTACAAATATCATATATTCGTTCATCTGTATGCTGTAATAAGAATTCATCAATATTATATATTCTTTGATAATTAGGATTAAAATTATATAACATATCCAGAGCTTCTAATAATGTTACTGATGAAATAATAATTCTGTCATTGTTTTCATATTTATAAAAGATATATAACTTTATATGTCCGTTATATTCATCTTCTGTATGATCAAATTCTTTTCTTTCCATAAATTAAATAATATTATTTTTTATAAATTAGTTTTTTTCATTAAATAATTCTAATTGCAGATCATTAATTATTGTATTATCATTATTTTCTTGTTCTTCTTTAGTTACAAATATATTATCTTGAAGTGTATTTGTACTTTCTTGTTTTCGCATGAACCGTTCATTTGATTTATCAAGTTCAGAATATGTATAATAATCAAATTCCTTATGTATTATATTAGGCAGTTCTTTTTCAATATCTTCAATTCTGAGTTTAGATGTATGAGGCAGTTCTTCAAGTTCTTCTTCTGATTCAATTTTCTCATCATCCATATTTTCAGTAAGTTCAGCAAAGAAGTCTTTTGTGTTTGCATTACCGAATATATTAACCAAATCATCTTTACGTTCCCATAGTAATTCAAACGGTTTTATAGTTATATTACCATTTCTTGGTCTGGTATGAATAATTATGACATCAAATAATTCAACCATCATATTATACAGTTCTTCAAAGAAATCTAAATCATCGACAACCAAATCAGGAATACTATTGGCATATTTAGCAGCATATTTGGCTATCCATTCTTGTACTGCTTTAGTTGTAGTACTTGGATTGTCTTTTGCAAAATTCTGGGCGTCTATAATAAATTTAAATATAGGAAAATCAATTCTATGTTTTCTTCTGTTTGCTTCTATCAATACAAATTTCCTTATTCTTCCTAACTTGGCATAATTTATTTTATTTTGTTTTTTATCTACACAATATCTGAATATATCATTAATAGTATCACAATCATAAAATCTGTATAATCCCAATACTATAGGAATATTTTTTTCTAATATTTCAATACTTTCAGCATACAGATTATTATTTTCACGTTCTTCTTTATATTCATCATCCTTGAATATAGCATAATCACCTTTAACAAGTTTTTTATAAATATCTATATTACCGTCATTTAAGTGATTAAGGAAATTAAATGTCTGTTTAGTCCACCAGTCAAATCTGATATGTCTGCATGATTTAAGAAATTCTTCAAGCCAGTCAATTTTATCTTGTGGTATACGTTCTTGATGATCATATTTAAATATCTCATAACCGTAATATTTCATACCGTTTATAATTACCGGAAGTTGCTTTGAATATTCTGAATATCGTTCTTCAAATACCCTGAGTTTATATGTTGTTTCATCAATATAATATTTACAGTCATTTTCATCATATTTAAGATATTTATTGGCACCGATTAATGATTGAATAAGCGGATTATATTTTGATTCTTCATTATTACGTTCAAGCATATCGTTACAAGTCCGTATTAAATCTCGGGCAATCAATAAATCTTTTTGTGATATACTTAAATCTAACGGATGAATATGATAATAATCTATCGGAAATCCTGTTGAATCTTCCTTTTCAAGATATAAATTAATATATAAATCATTATTACGGATTCTATTGGCAAACTGTTCGATATCTTGTGCCATATATGGTTCACTGAAATAAACACTGAATCTGGATTTATCACAAATATCTACACCTACAGAAAGATATGTAGAACAAAATACAATATCATTTTCTCCTACGGATTTATTGATATTTATATTTTCCATTGTATCTTCACCATAATTAGATTTCTTATAATAAAAAGCTTTAAGAGGTTTGGAATATTCCATATTATTAAGATATTCTTGAATGATACCTTTCATCTGTTCAAATAGCAAATTACCTCTGTTTGTCGGGTATAATATTTTCCTGCCTTCAACTATATCTTGGGCCATCGCCTTAGCCATCATTAATATACGTTCATGTTGTGTGGCTACCATATGAATAGAGAATTCTTTTTTACGTAAATCCTCTTTAGTCACTTTTATATGTTTTATACCAGGAAAAAACAATAATTCTCCTGTAGGTGTTCCTGTCATCATAATAATTTTGGCATGACAATTAGCAAGCCGTTGAATAGTAGGAGACATAACATCCCGATATGAACTTGTAAATAATAAATGTGATTCATCTATAACTATATATTCAAAATTCGCCTGATCTAATTCCATAATATTAAGTTTTGAAAATTTATCAATAGTCATAGACATACTTTTATTACTTAATATATCATCTAATGTGGGTCTTTTTGTACCGTAATAATATAACCAGTCTGATGTCTTTTCATCAGCTTCTACTTTAGCTTTAATAGTTGATGTAAACGGTAATATTAATATAGTCTTAGCATTTAAAGCTTTAACCATTTCTGTTTTTCCATAACCTGCACCAGCTTCTAATAATGTTATATGAGAAAGATTTTTAATAATATCATATTGAATATCAGATAAATACTGATTACTTCTCATATATAGCTCAACATGTTCACTATTAGAATTCAAAACTTTAATTGGATCGACATCATTATTTTTGTTTTTTATATCGTTTTTAATCTTATCAATTCCTTTTTTATATAATTCTTCAGTTTTTATTTTAAGATTAAATCCATGTTGTTTATTTAATTCTTTAACAGCCCATGTTGATATAGGTTTATTATGGATTGATGCTGTTTTAACGTCTCCTGCTAATTCTCGTGATGATGTTCCCTTACATATATCAATCATAATTTTCAATGCCGTATCATGACCGTAAATAGCTGTTAAAGTATTAGCAAGCTGCCAACGTTGAGCATGTTTATAGTGTTGTTTACCTAATGCTTTTTTCTCATCTCTATCATTAATTCCTGATATTGCCGATACATCTAAATCATCAGTTGTTCTGTCTGTATTAAACCATTCAAGTTTATGGAAGATATTTTTAAGGTCAGGATGAGAAATCCAGTTAATAGATTCTACACCGCTTACAAATGCTGTTTCAAAATTAACGTCTAATCGTAAATCCTGAAAATTAGTATTCATTAACGGTTTAAAATCTGATGAAATAAAAATACCCTGTTGGGGTTTAGCCATCGCCATATCCATAAATTTAAATATATCCTCTTTATCATATTTAAATTGTGCTGCATATTTTGAAAGAACAATATAAATATATGAATATTTATGTCTGAAATTACATAAGTATTCAATTTTCCTGTTATGCTGATCAATAGATAACGGTGTTATTTTAGTCCAAACGTGTAAACTGTTTTTTAAGCAGATAAACAAATACCTAAAAACCAATAATATTTTTTAAGTTCATTAAATAATATATCTTTTAATTTCAATGCAAGTCCGGCATTCTTAATATCAAGGTCAATAATCTGTAATCCGTTCCACATTGAGTATGAAACATCTGCAATAGGACGTTGAGTTGATGATGTTGAAAAAACAACTTTACGCTGAATTTTATCAACGGTTGAATATGTCTTATCTAATATTAATTTAAAAATATCTCCCCAATTCCAAACTATACCTGTTTTATCATAAATAGATTTGGTAACAAGACATTCTATTAACTGTAATTGGTCATTATAAAAATTAAGTTGTTCTTCTCTTGTACATTCTAAAAAATTATAAGATGAATATTGTTTTTCTAATATATTTGATTTATCAAAACTTGCATATGATTTAGATAACTGACTGAAATTATTCAAAGTTTCAGTTAATGTCTGATTTTCTTTTTTTGAATATATATCATTTATTTTATTTAAATATTGTCTTAAGTTTAAAAAATTATTTTCTGACATCAATACCTCTCTTTATTATATATAAATAACTAAAAAAATTAACATTTAATATTTAAATAGAAATTATTTTAGTATTTTTTAAAGAAAATTAACTATTCTTTTTTAATCATATTATGTTATTTTTATTAAAAGTATTATATATAATAAAATAGAATTTTTATGGCTACTTGTTTAACAGAAAATACAAATACTGGCAATAAAACATTATCAGCTGAAGAACTGCAAAAAATAAAGGATCAATGGGAAGATCAAGTTGATTATCAGTTTGTTCAACGATTAGTTCAAGAATTAACACAATCTTGTGCTTTACCGTTACCTGTACCCGCTGCCGCTATTCCTCCGCTTATTATTCAAGCTGCTCAATATTTTTGGGAGAATTATTGTGGAGCGTTAGAAGAAAGATATTACTGTATTAAAAACAAAGATTTTAACAGATGTGGTCCAAATAATATTATTAAATTACCTGAAAGAATATATTCTGTTTTTGGTGTATATAAAACTAATAACACTTATATATATGGTCAGCTTGGTGATTTTTCATTAGAGAGAATGATTATGAACAATAACACATTAGCTGCAGGTGCCGGCGGATCATTAAATGATGTTTTCGGTACAGGAACGGGGTATAATCTTACTGATGTTATGGGCGCGTTATATGAAGTTCAAACTTATAAAGATATGTTTAATGCACCACTTACATTTAATTATAATGCTTATTCAAATGATCTTGTTATATTAGGCGCTTTAGGACATTCAGATTTAATATTACAATGTTTCTTAAGATGTAAAATACAGGATTTATATAAGTTTTATTATTTCTTTAGATATTGTGTATGTTTAGGAAAAAAATCAATGGCTACTATATTAGGCACTTTTGAATATAAAATGCCGGGTAATGTAACAATAAACTATTCAAGATTTGAAGACAGTGCTGACGCCGAAATGGATAAAATAGATGAATGGTGTAATAAAAATAACGCTTTAGATTATTTCTTTAATACAAATACGATTTAAAAAATAATATTAATTAATATGAAATCATTAAAACAATATATTTTAGAAAATAAATTAATTACATTTGTTGTTACTTTTTTTGATAAATGGGTTAGGCATTGGGATAATTCACAAGAACAAAGATTTTTGTTAAATAAGAAAGAAAGAAAAGATATGATTAAATTTATTGAATCACAAGATAAATGTAATGAAATATTATATAGAGCCACTTATTTAAATTATGGAAATATTGAAAATACTCCTGTCGGCGGAACATATTATGAACCATTAATATCTACATCAGAATCGGAACGTTTTGTAAATAAAATTTTAAAACAAAATGCTGATTATAATATAAAATCAAATAAAAGTGATGACAATAAATTATTAACTAAATTAATTATAAAACCTGGTTCACAAAGTATAAATATTGATAATTTTATAAATTATGGTCAATTTGAATGGGTTGCATGTGGGAAATTTAAAGTTATATCGAAAAAAACAGAAACATTTAAATGGGAAAATGATTTTACTTATAAACGATATTCAACAAAAATAAATGTTATTACCATTGAACAAGTATTTGATGAAAGTTTAACAGATATATTTGAAAAATTAAAACCACTAAAAAATAATTATAAAAAAGAAAAACAAGAAATAATGCTTTAGATTATTTCTTTAATACAAATACGATTTAATTATGAATAATTTATTTCAAATGATAAAGAATTTTAATATACAAAATTCTAAAACGACATACGGCGATATATTAAGTAATAATGCAAAACCTAGACTGAATGAATCTGATAGTAGATCATATGATGAAATAAAAAAATCTGATAAAGACAGACTTGTAAGTAAAAATTCAGGATCAGATTCAAACGGTTTGTATTCTGGAAATATGGGTACCGGTATACATGGTAATTTTGTACAGATATGTTAAAATATAATATATAATAATTATGGATATTAAACAACCGATAGAATATAGATATAAAGATACTGATAAATATTGTTTCGTGGATGATAACAGATATGATTATGCAAAAAACGGTATATTGAACAAAATACTGCCTAAATTATTATTTAAAGGTAATTCAATATTTGTTACATTTTTACAGTTAATTGATTTACGGTGTATTCTATTGTTTAAATATATAGATAAATTAAAGAACTTTAAGAATTTTATGATGCAATAATTTATTAAAAGGACTTCAAATTTGAAGTTCTTTTTTTATAAAAATTAAACTAAGAAAAATTTTACATCTTTAGTGTAAAATATGAATTGGTTTCATAAAAATTAAATTATAATAACTATTATTAAATATAAAAATTAAAATTTTAATTTGATCTTTGAATTATTGGTATATGGTTGTATATTAAAACTATTATACGTAAAACCAAATAGTATAAAATTATAACCTAAATTTAAAACTTGATAGGCTGGGAACCAACCATACAAGTATAAAAGTGACTGTCTTAGCATTAG